GGCGTGGCCTACATGAACAGGGTGCGCAAAGGAATCATTGGAGACCAACCTGGATTNGGTAAGACTGCACAGGCTATTGCTACAGTTTCATTAGATAATTCTTTTCCTCTTATTGTTGTTTGCCCTAATACATTAAAAATTAATTGGCAACGTGAAATAAAAAAGTTTTTTCCAAATTTGACCACTTCAATACTTTACGGTGGAAAGTCTGTTGACATTCCACAATCCGATGTAATCATTTGTAATTACGACATTTTGTTTCAACGTAATGATGACATTATTAAACACGGATTTCAATCGTTAGTTGTTGATGAATCACATGCTATTAAAAACGGACAAAGAAAGAGCAGTTGTCCGAAGTGCGGAGCGACAGTGAAGTCCAACACCGTGAACTGTGGCGCCTGTCAAGCCCGCAGTATTCGACCAATTGAATCGTGGACAGTAAAGCGCACAGAAGCAGTAATGCGTTTAGCAAAATTGCAAGGACCAAACGACCTGACGTTACTGTTGACGGGAACCCCGATTACTAATCGCCCCGACGAACTTATCCCGCAGTTAGAAGCCATTGACCATTTGAAAAATTTTGGTGGGGCTTGGCGTTTTAAACAACGTTATGCACCCAAGCGTGGTATGGCTATTAACACCAAGGAACTTAACGACAAACTTCGTGAGTCATGTTTTGTTAGGCGTATGAAGTCTGATGTGTATGGAGAATTGCCACCGCTTCGTAATGCTGTTCAATACATGGAAATTAGTAGCAAGCAAATGGCTTGGTACAAAGACATTGAAGATGATGTTGTTGAGTATTTTGCTCAACGTGCCCGTGATATTGCCGAGGAAGAAGGCAGTGATGGAACCGATGCTTATTGGCACAAAAAGATTACATTGGAGATGGCTCGTAGCCTTGTTCACATCACCGGTCTTCGTGATGCTGTATCAAAAATTAAATACGATACTTGCATTGATTGGATTGATAATTTTCTTGAATCCGGTGACGGCGAAAAAGTAATTGTATTTGCCGAACACATAGAATTTGTAGAAAAACTTTTTGACCGCTACAAAGATGTAGCCGTAAAGATTCGTGGTGGTGTTTCAGTCGAAGACCGACAAAAGGCAGTTGATAAATTTCAAAATGACCCCACATGCAGAGTGTTTGTTGCTAACATGTCATCGGCCTCTGAAGGTTTGACTTTGACTGCGGCTTCAGATGTGGTATTCTGCGAACTGGGATGGACACCAGCCTTGCATGAGCAATGTGTATCACGTGCCTATGGGCGTGTGAATGACATGCATGGTGCAACGGCGTGGTATCTTTTAGCCCCGAATACTATTGATGAGGATATCTATGGTTTGTTGGAAAAGAAGAAGAGGATTGTAAATTCCGTAACTGACGGAGTTGATATTGAGGGAGAGGGAAGCGTTGTGAGTGAATTGGTTAAAACCCTTGCTGGTCGGGGGTTGAATAAGTGACGATAAAACGTTATTCAAAGGACGGGCGTTTAGTGCTGTCCGAGTTAAAATTTGGTACAAGCACGCTTATCGGCGATGCTACAGAGGACACCGCCATTGGTGCCCCAGTATGGATTCTTACTCATAATGAACTATCTAGTCGGGCTGTACGCCTCTGGATGTACATGAGAGGGGCCTTAAACGGCGTTTTGAGCATTCCAGGTACTAGTCATAGGTCAATCGCCACATTGCTAGATGTAAGCGATTCTACGGCCGAGAGGACCATCTATGAACTTCGTGATGCTGGTGCCATTCATGTCGTTCCCACCTTCTTTGAGGGTCAACAACTGGGTAACATTTATTACCTCTGGCCTGCTCAACCCGATGGGGGGGTCATCACCAGTGAGGTGGGGGGGTCCTCACCAGTGAAGAGCGGTATAATTAATACTAATATTAATACTAATACTACGCAAGATTCTGCTACACCACAAAAACGTAACAAATCTAACTACACCGAAGAGTTTGAAGCAGTGTGGAAGATATACCCACGGCGCATTAATAAAGCCGGTGCTTTTAAGGCCTACACAGCAACACTTCGCAAAGGTGTTGAGCCATCGGTTTTAATGATTGCTACAAAGAACTATGCATCTACTCGCATTGGTCAAGATGAAACGTACACGCTTCACGGTCAAACATTTTTTGGCCCCACAGAACGCTGGCGTGATTTTGGCGTTAATGCGGATTCCGTTGTTGCTGTTCACGAACTTACCGACGAGCAGATGATTTCGGCACGACTTTACGAAGATTTTGATAATGATTCAGAATCACTACTTGACAACCCTGCTAAAAGCGGTTACAATCGTCCTACCAACGCTAAAGGCGAATTGGTTGATATCAATGGAGTACCTTACGCACTTGATGCTCAGGGCCAACGCCGTTCTATGAACTATTGGAAATAAGAGAGAGGCAGGGAGTCGTAATGAGTGAGATTAAAATACCCCATGATTCAGTAGCAGAGGAATCGTTGCTTGGTGCAATGATGCTTTCTGCAGAGGCTTTGATGGTTGGCATTGATACATGTCGAGTAGAGGATTTTTACAATCCACGCAATGCTCGTATCTTTGGTGCTTTGTGTCGTTTGTTTAGTCAAGGTATTGTTGCCGATGCTGTAACCATTTCTGCGGAGATGAACGACAACGAGATTATTCCAACGCTTGTCAACATGACACTTAACGTGCCGTCATCATCCAATGTTGGACAGTATGGTGCCATTGTTTCAAAGCACAGTTCAGCACGTTCTTTAATGCAGAACCTTGATGAAGCCAATTCAACTATTCGTCAAGGCGGAGACCCATATTTGGTTGCTGATAGTCTTACAAAGATTGCCTCTAGCATTGGAACCGTTCGTTCAACTGAGCCTGAGGCAATGACCATGGCTCAACTTGAGGCCAACGCTGATGCTATTGCACCCGTTGTAATTCCAGGACTTATGAATCAAGATTATCGTACCATTGTGGTGGGTGAAGAAGGTTCCGGTAAGTCACTACTTCTTCGTACGATTGCCATGTCTGCTTCTCAGGGATTTCACCCGTTTAGCCATCAACGCATTCGACCTGTTCGTGCTTTAATTATTGACCTTGAAAACCCTACACAGGCCATTACCCAGACCGGAACACCATTTATGGACATGCTTCAAGCACGTGACCCAGAAGGATTTGACGGTGAACGTCTTAAGTTTTTCCGCCGACCTGGGGGCATAGAGATTCGCCGATTGTCTGATAAGGCTGAAATTCAGCGTGAAATTGCCTCACACCGACCTGAATTGGTCTGTATTGGGCCTATTTACAAGATGTACCGCCGAGGTTCTAGTGAGACTTACGAAGATTCGGCTGACGAAGCAATGGCAATTTTGGACGAATTGCGCATGAAATATGGCTTTGCACTTGTCCTAGAACACCATGCAGCCAAGGGAAAAGCCGGTGAAAAGCGTGATTTGAGCCCTATGGGGTCTCAAAGATGGATGGCTTGGCCTGAGGCGGGCATTTCCTTGTATAAGGACAACATGGATGGTACAATGTTACATGTAAAGCGTTTCCGTGGAGACCGCCTTTCGGGTATCGAATGGCCTGACAGGATTATCCGAGACCGTACTTGGCTCGTTGAAGGTATTTGGGATTGATATGACAGTAGTTGTGGCTTATACAAATGAATTTGGTTGTGGCATGGCTTTTGACTCTGCCGTGGGCGACGAAGATGCCGTCCTCATTTCGTCAACCCCAAAGGCTTTTATTCATGCTGGCAACGGCATTATAGGTGCAGCCGGTTCCTGGCGCATCATAAATCTGCTCTCCAAACTGGAGAAAAGAAAATGCACCCCCGACACTATTGTGGGGATGCTTAAAGAAATCAAGGGCGAAGATGATTCTGTGAAGGATACAGAAATTCTTTGTGCTTGGCCCGATAGCCCTCTAGTTATCATTCAAAATGATTTCTCGGTGGTTGCGGTGGATTCGCCGTTTTTGGCGATTGGTAGTGGTTCCCCCTATGCGCTCGGATACCTTGAAGGTTGCGAAAACGTAGGCCCAGATGAACTAAGTTGCGCCGTGGAAGTAGCAATTAAATACTCCCCGTTCGTGGCTGGCCCAGTAAAAAATCTTTACTGCGGGTCGAAGTAGAAAGAGTAATTTGAAGTACTTATCTATTCTTACAATTGCAATTGGTCTAAGTGTTTTTACTACACCAACACCAGGGGCAAGTGATACAGTAAGCACAACAAGCACAACGGTTGTAGGCCAGTCATGGAATCCACCGTCTTTATCAACAGCGCCAGTTATACCGCCGTCTTTAATTAGTGGTAACATAACAACTACAACTGTTGAAAAAGTACCGCCTCTTGTATCGCCAGAGATTATGGCGAAGTGGCAGAAGGTTGCGCAGTGCGAAACAGGAAACAATTGGCACGCAATGGGTAGTATGTACCAAGGTGCATTAGGAATTCTTGTTTCAAATTGGTATTCGTTTGGTGGGTTTAAATTGTTTGGTCCGTTGTATGATGCAACACCTGAACAACAAGTATTTATTGCAATAAAAATACAGGCAAGTGCCGGTATTCCAGATTATGTCCCAGACCAATATGGTTGCGGACGTGGGTGGTAAAATAATGAAGGGAGATAAAAATGAATTTTGATGAATGGTTACAGTACGGAATAGAAAATGGTTTTTGTACCCCTCAATTCTGTTCAACACATGACGGAACTCCGTTGCATCCAACGGAAGAACGTGCGTGGGAAGAGGGTGGAGACCCTTGTACACACATGGTTCGATTGGGAACGTTGTCAGATTGGGAATTACCAGATTGGTATTTTAACGACAACTTTACTATTGGTGGTTTAAGTTGATTAGACCATGGCAAAAAGATGGGGCATGCATCAATTCAAACGTTGATTTTTTTGCTAAAAAAGTAAATAATATTGCAGTTGTAATTTGTAGTGAGTGTCCTGTTTCTGAGGAGTGCAAAGAATACGCAATTGTTAATGAGTATTTTGGTTACTGGGGAAACACAACGATGGAAGATAGAATTGAAATTCGCAGAAGTCGTGGACTGCCCGAACCTTTTGCTTTTGCAAAGATGCCAAAACAAAAACCAATGCCACCAGTAAGTGATGTTATTATTTACAACGATAGAGAAGTAATTATAAAACATGGCACCAATTGGGGTTATGAGCAACATTTAAAGTTTAAAGTTACACCTTGTGATATTTGTACAGAAGCACGTGCAAAACACATGAGGGAATACCGACAACGCAAATACGAGGAGATGTTAAATGTTTCATAGAAAAAAGAATCGCAAACTTGAAAGCATGAAACGTCACCCCAGTTACGTTGCACCTCTTGAAGTTACTAAAATTAATAATTCAACATTTTATGTGAATACTTCACGTTTTAGGAGAGATAGCGCATGAGTGATGAAGAATTTTGGGCAGAACAATACCCGGATAAAAAAATTCCAGGTAGTGCACAA